AACAAAACCATTATCGCCATCTCTATCATCATAACTATTGACACTCCACAAATCTGAAGAATGAGTAAATGTTGTATAGTCAAAATACGAATTATTTCTTCCTTGACTTGAGTCGTCGAACCAAGAATCGTAGTCTATCGGTACTCTATGTACATGTCGTTTTAACTCGTCTTCTTGTGTTTGTCCTACCGATAGCCCATCACCCACATTACGCAAAAATCTATCTGCTACTTTAGGCACACGAGCAATAGAGCCATATTTGCCGACTAAGTGACGATATAACTCAGGGTAACGTTGCTCGGTAACTTGTGTGGCAATCTCATCAAAGGCAATCCAACCAGCAGGAATATTATCCACGGCAAAATAAGCGGTCATCCCCACATCGCTACGGGTTAAGTCAGGGAGTTTGTTGCTGTTGCCTAACACACGATACAAATCAGGAAAGGTTTGTTGGTTAAATGTCGTACCATTGGCTTTTAAAAAGCCAACTGGATTGGTCACCGCGCGCGGAAATGACACCACCGCACCAATAGGAATGCCATCGGTATTGAGTTTTTTCCAAGCCGACCAACTGTCTGTCTGATAACTTGTTTGATGTCGCTCATACATATCTGTACTATAAGCAATATAGGCAATTTGACGACACCAACGACCATCACCTCCAGCAATAACTTGGATGTGACAACTATTGCCAGCTACAGGTAGATTTTGTGAACGGCTTGCTTGTGTAATCGCATAAATACCATCGGTTTTAAGGGTGTTAATATCGCCAACAAAAGGTTCAACTTTAAAATTTCCAATGCCATAGCCCGCTAAGGTTGTGGCGGGAGATTGTTTGCTATTTGCGAGGTCATAAGCCGTTTTAACCGCTGCACTGGTTGCAACTGTGTCTGCACTATTGCTATCTACGGCAGAGGATTTTTTGCTGTTTTGGATGTAATTTTGCGAGACATTTAACTGTAATTGTGCAGTTTGTTGAGCAAGTTTTTTCCCCGCTTTCGCAGTGAGTGCAAGAGATTCACTTTCAAGGCCTGTGTCGTTGGTAAGTTGGACGATACCTTTCTGTGTTAAAGATGCAAACGCAATAGAATGTGTATGTCCATCCTTATCCACAAAATTCACTGTTTCTGCCGTAATTTCTTTAGGGGTACTAAAACCTTTTGATAACGCCAAAATCGCATCACGCAATGAATTAACATTTTCTTCTGTTGGCTCGATTTGCGCCTTTTCTAACACCGCTTTAAGCTGATTAAAGAGCCATTGGTCTTTTTTGTCGTTCATTTGTTGAACATAGTTAAAGTCTTGCACTGTTGGCGTATCATCGCCTAAATGCGCCCAGCCTGCTTCATAATTAGTTTGAGAGAAGTCGGTTAAATCGCCGTTTTTCGCCCAAGTAATTCTTTTGAATAAATCGATTAGTTTTAACTTCATTTGTTATCCTTATGCGTTTATAAATTCTACCGTTACCTTTACACCTGCTGCCGTGGGAATCCACAAAACCGGCTCTTGTTCTACTGCATCTAATCTATTTTTTGCCATTCGTGTAATCGTTATATGCACATCCGCATCCTGTCCTTCTGTGATTGAAACACGCTCTGCTAAAAATATAGCCCTACAGGCTTCGATTACATCATCAAGGGTGCCATGTGAATGATTGGCGATAACTTTCCATTTAATTAATCGTCGATAATGCTCATCGAGCATATAATTAAAATCTCTAGAATTAGTTTGCGTGGCTAAATCACGAATAGGGGCTCGACTAAAGGGTTTTGCCTTTGATTGACCAGAAAAACCGAAATACCAATCGCCATTTACTCTAGCGAAAGGACGTGACATACCGACAATATCGCCTACACCATCAAGTTGTTTTCCTATAGCGGTATCAATATGCCTTTCTGTAAGCATTTGCTTTAAGGTTGCTTGAATTTCGTGATGCGGTAAAAGAAGAAGTGATAAAAATGCGTTTAAGTTAGGCGAGTAATTAAATTGAGAAAGTAATCGCTCTCGCCCTAACTGCTTAAAATCATCATTAAGTGCGGTTAAAATATCTTTCATATTTTCTCCTAACTCATCACAATGATAGACGGATCGAAAATCGCTTCTTCATCAGGTGCGATGGTAATATTCTGTTCTTGGTATCTTGGCTCTGGATCGGTAATATTATTCGTTTTACCTATCTGAACGGTAACTTTTCCCACGCCTTGAACCGCAATGCAAGCAGCAATAAGGCGTTGATGAATTACATCTGCTCCCACGCCAAGTGATTTACCATATTTCAAGATATTGTTGAGTGCACTTACAATGTAACCAGCTCTCGCAATTTCATCTTCATCAACAAAGGTTTCAATGGTAACTTTTAACCAAATGTAACATTTAGTCGGACGACTAAATTTAATCAAGTGCGGTTGGTTTTGACTGTCTCGCACAGTAACTTCGGTTTGCCCGTGTGTGCCAATACCCAAAGGCTTAAATTTTAATAATGTCGATGCGATATCCGTATCTAAACCACCTTTGATTACCGCATACAGTGAACGCTTAGGAATACCATTAATCGTCTGATCTGCATCGTTTTCATAAATTCTCAATGAATGAACGCCTGCCACCTTGCTTAAATTGGCATAAAGTGAATCAATTGTACCGGCTCCATTTTGCCAAACACCACGATGATAACGTTGATATAATTCAATATCACTTTCTTCTAAACGACCGGATGCACCTTCAACAACATTGTTCACTTCAACAACGCCATCAATCATATTTACCAGTTCAATCATTTGCCCAATATCGGCTTTATCTTCACTAGGGCTTTCAGTGGAAAGCATACAACGCACGCCTAAGCGAGAAAGCGTAAGATTTTGGCTAACGGAGATCGAAAAGTGCGGTATAGATTGTGCCGAAATCTCAATAATTACATTATCATTACTCACATCGGCATAACTTATCGCTTTTAATTGATTGGCTAAACCTTGAATAATACTCGCACTTGATGAACGCATTGCTGTAAAACGATACGTCACACCATTAACTACGACGGAAAATACATCGCCCGTATTAATGGTATTTGAATTTAGCTCAATCCGTGCATAAGCAGCTTGGTTTGAATCAATGCGTGCGTCTTCATCTGAATAATATAAAATCTGTGTTCCTGCATTGCGTACTGCAGTATATCGGGGGATTTCAACGCCTGCATTGCCGTAAAAAATCACTGGCACCGTTGAATGCTCTGCTTGTAAACGAGTGACTCCTGTAAAAGAAACGGCTCGATCTAAATTTGCTCCGGTTGCACTCATCGGATACATTGCACTATAAACGCTTTCGATAAGCTCCCATAAGGTGGCAAAGCGTTCTGATTCAATGTTTAACATCATTCCCATCACAGTTTCAGGTGACAAATCAATGTCTTCTCCAAACATTTTCTTCGCATTTTCATAAAGCTCTTTTAACTGCTCTGGCATACGCTTACGCACAAAGCCACTACGCGTTAATCCATAATTAGCCATTTCGTTTTATACTCACTTTGTCTTTTACTACACCTTCGTTGGTTCGTGCTGAAAATTGCACCGCCAACACCCGATCTTTTAGATGAAATTCAAGAGATAAACGCTCTACCGCTAGAACCCCTTTCACACCCATAATCTTTTTGCGAAAAATGGATTGAATACGTGCGTTATCAGGATTCTTTGTCAAAATTTCATCAAAATAAGGCAGTCCAATTGTTGTATCTAAAAACCACTCTCCTAAAAACGTTAAAAGCACAACCTTAATCTGTTGTGCTTTTTGATTGACGCCATCTACGAGTACTAGTTTACGATCTTTTATCATCAAATCGTGTTGTCCACTCAATTTTAAATCGATCATAATGGTGTCCCTGTTGTACCACCGCTATCGCCTTTGTGCTTGTGACTTTGTAATGACACACCATCTGCTATAACATCGCCAGTTGTCGTTAAAGAACCACTAACGGATACACTGCCACTGTTACCTGCCGTTGAAATACCGCCATTTACGATTACATTGCCGTTAAAGGTGCTGGTTGTCGCAGTCACAGTAAAATTATCCGTTGTTACCCTTACATCAGGCGAATTGATCGTAATATTGCCATTTGGTGCGATTTTAATTTTACCGCTACCGTATTTAATACAAAGGTTCTCAACATCGGTATTTGGAGAGCGACTATTACCGCCCATTACACAAAAAGCATCGGATAAATCAAACATTCGCGGATCATCTGGTGCATCATTGCTTCCACTTAACCAATTTTCTAGAGATCGCTGCGAAAAAATCAGCAAGCAACCGTCTCCCACTTTCACTGGTAATGTCACTTGTGCTACCGCACCGTTAATATCTGCCATAGGGAACATTACCGGCACGTTTACAATCTGCGGTGCATTTAATACTTCGCCATTGGCTAACCGCTTAGGAATAGAGGGTTGTACCGTTGCTCGCACCGTTTCCGCATCATAGCTAACAATTTTTCCAGGTAATGACACATTAATTTCAGAAAGTGCGGTTAAAATATCCGTCATTTTTAATCGTCCTTTTTCTTACGTTTTTTACGATGTTTACTTTGCGTTTCCATCTGCGTTTTAGTCGGTGCGTTTAGATCTACTAAATGTAGTTCGCTTTGCCAATCACTAGAATGACTATCCCCCGAATGCTTGATTTTTTCCACGCGGAACCAATTTGTCACCGTCACACTTTCCAGCTTGATTTTGTCACAAGGGTTTACCATAGGCAGTAACAGGCTTTTTACATTCCAACCGTCCCTCGCTTGCCGATCAAAGGCAAATTTCTCATCTTGCTTTTTATTTGGCGTATCCTGCTTCTTACTGCGTGCTGCTTCACGTGTGCGTTCAGGAAAACCGATTAGCCCGCTATCTTTTGCTAACACATAACCCGATCGCTTTGTCACGCCATTGCGGTTTACAATCTGCAGTTCGCCATTTTGGATCGACCACTCAAGCCCCGTTCCTGCAACGACTTTGTCTAATGCTTTACGTGCGGCACCGTAAAAACTAAAACCATTTGCCCAAGTGCGTGATTTCAAATTATCCGCACCAACTACGGTTACGCCCATTTTTGCAGCAATATCATTAGTAATTTGCGTAGAACTCACGCCACCGACATAACCTAATGAAACCGCCGTATCGCGAATTTCTACCAAGCCATCTAAAACATAAAGCTCCGTTACCCAATCTGCGCCTTGATGATAAGAATACGCCGTGGCAATATCCCCCGAGCATAACAAAACATTACCTTCCTGCTCATATCCTGCATACAACACACATCGCATATCTGGCTGCTCAATAGTTTTTCGTGTAGTGGATGCAAGGTTATAGATTTTAATGGTATTTTCGTTCGGCTCGGCTTCACAATCTTTTTCAATATCGAACTCAATACGCATTGGCGGCTCAATCACAATGGCATCTTTTTGCCCTTTCTTGCCAATCATCAATTTATAACTACGTAAAAAGCGATAACTCATTCATCCACTCCGATATAAATCAACACCGCCTTGCCATTGATAAAATCATCACGCCCAATCGTTTGTAAATTATCATCACGCACCGCAATCAATTCTCCAAGTGGTAATTCATCACGACGCACTGGTGCAATTAAAGGACGATTCGGCAAAATCACAATGCTTGAGACCAGTTCATCGTTATAAGCATTTTCAATAGTGAGCGACCAAAATCCGATTGTGTCGTTCCAAGAAAAGTGTAAAAAAAAGACTTCATCATCAAGATTTACTTCGGTAATAAAATCGTTTTTATTTGCAAGGTTTATTGTGATCATTGTTTTTTACCACTCCATTCGCCTAACTTCGTGATTTTTTGTGCCTGCGTATTTGTCGGCTTGCCAGTTTGTGCTTTGCCGGTTTTTGCTTTCGTCTGTCCCGCTTTGCCTTTTGCGTTTGGCGCGGTTTTCTCTGGTGGAATTTCTTCCTTGCGTAACGTCACTTTTTGAATTTTGCGAAATTCCGTACTAATATTTAACCGCTCGCCGTCATCACTGTTACGCTCAATCTCAAGGCTTTCAATAGCAAAATCTTCATACACATCAAGACCGGTAACAATCGTCACTAATTCCCGCTTAGCGTGTAATTCTCGCAACGTCTCTTTTGCTGCAATCAATTTATATTTCCCTAAGCCAACATTAAACAATGTTCCTGAGCCAGTAATCACACCACTAAGGCTTAACCGCTCACTTTCCCGTGTAATGTGATCAGAAATTACCGTACCGTCTTCAATGGGATATTCCGTGATTTGGCTAGAAAGTGATGTGTTTTCGGTTAAAAGTGCGTCCAATTCCAATACGCCAATTGTCGTACGCTTGCCCGCAAGGGCTGAAAATAAAAGGTTTACTATGCTCATAATTTACTTTTAAGCCTAAATAAAAACCCCGAACACTCGCAATGTTCGGGGTTTGTTTTTTAAAGTACGGTTAAAATCAACCGCACTTTTTTACCCAGCATATTCAATCGTCCCCATTCCAAACGATGTAGATGAACCACGGCTTAATTTATCTGATACCGCATTAGCCACACCGCTAGGATTGGCTGAGCTTTGAATATTGAAGTTATTGGTTTGCGTCATATTCTGATTAGGTGCAAAAATAGGACGACCGCCATAGCCTAACCGCTGTGGCGATACGTGGCCGCTTACTGGTGTAGTTAAGGCTTCGCCGCTCAGCTTAACTTCTGATTTCGCCCCGTCAGAAAACAAATCTCTAATCCAGCTCGGAATAAGTGAATTAAACCAACCCACCACGGTATCGATAGATTTTTGCCACGCATTTTTAAACATCGTCGTAACGCTATTCCATTTTTCGCCAGCATCTTTCTTTACATTATCCCAGCTTTCCGCTGCTTTATTTGTGATGTTATCCCACATCTCGCTTGCACCAGTGATGATACTTTGCCAAATCTCCGCCGCTTTTTTGGAAATGGCTTCCCATGCGGCAATGGCAAAGGCTTTCACTTCATCCCAATACACAACAAGCAAGATAACCAAGCCAATTACCGCACTAATCGCAAGCAAAATTGGGTTACTTGCTACCGCCATAAACATCGCACGACCGATCGCAAAAATACCTTTTACCACAGTGCCAACGACAGATTTAAATATCACGCCAAATTTGACCGCCGCACGCAAAATACCAAAGAACCCATTGATACCTTTTATAGCGAGCCATTTAAAGGCTTTCAATCCATAAACCGTAAATTTGACCGCCCTACGTTTCAACAGCGAGAATGCGCCACTGCCGACACGGGAAAATAATTTAAAACGTTTTTGCGCCCAGATAAATGGAGATGCAATCCCTTTCACTACCTTAATAAAAGGTTTGGCTACAAACATTACGGATCTAAATCCACCTTTCAACAATCCGAAAAATGCACGGAATGGGGAAAATAACGCCCATACAGCGGAGATGATACCGCCCAGCACCATTAGCCCAACAGAATAAAGCGGTAGGAATTTCAAGCTTAATCCATCAATCATATCGCCCACACTAGACCAAGCACCGGCATAATCCCCATTAATTAATGCGCGAATAATCCGCACCATACCGCTTACCGTATTAATGAGATTCCTCACGGCGGCAATAATATATTCTAAAACATCAGTAGCAAAAGCCTGCCAAGAGTCAAAATTAATCTCAACGCCCGCCATTCGGCTTAAATCTTTTAATAAACCACGAACATTGATCCAAAGCTTATCCGCCAGTTTACCTAGCGCGGCGAATTTATCCGCCCAAACTTCATAGCGTCCGACTAATGCCCCAGTAAAGGATAAATCGCCCTGCGTCCAACCATAAATGTCTTCTAACACCAAGGCAACGACACCCGCCGCCGCAGCCATCGCCAAGTAAGGTGCCGCCGCACGTGCACCCATCATTAACAATTGATGCAAGCTCTTTTTCGCCGCTGCCAGCGCAAACATCAGCTTACCACCGATTACCGTACCAGCTAAAAAGCCCACTAAACGAATGTTTTCTGTCACCCATTCAGCAGCATTATAGAAAGCCGCGCCGAGTTTAGAGACTTTATTGACCGCTACATCAATCAACTGACCCGCTTTATTTTTCAGAATCGTCATACCGCGCCCAAAAGTTTTCGGCATCTGATCGAATTCTTTTTGGATTTTATCCGCTTGTTTTAGCAGACCTTGTGCGAGTTCTTTTGATGTGAGCTTACCTTCTTTACCTAGATCTTTTAATTGCCCAATCGGTACGCCAAAACTATCAGCAATGGCATTCGCTAAACGTGGGGCTTGTTCAATAATAGAGTTCAGCTCATCGCCACGTAATGCACCCGAGCCTAAGGCTTGACCAAGCTGCATCAAGGCGGCTTGCTGCGCCCCCTGATCGCCGCCGCCAATCGTCATCGTTTGCCCAATGATTTCCGTTAAATTTAACGTATCATCAAGACTTAACCCCAAATCCCCCGCACTTCGATTCACTTTTGAAAATAAATCCGCACTGGCGAGATAGTCTTGTCCGGAACGTTGTGAAAGGTCGAAAATCTGACTCAATGCATATTTATGTTCTTCAACAGATTTTGTCGCCAATTTCACACGACTATCCACCGCAGCCCATTCATCGGCAATTTTGATCGCACTACCACCGGTAACCATCGCAAAATAACCACCAACCAAATTACGCAATGAAAGTAAATTGTTCTTCACATTAGCTAAACCGTCATTTACACCTTGCATTTTTTTGCGGTAAATTTCCGCACTTTCTGCAAAGTTTTTGTGATAACGGTTCAGCTTGGCTTGAATGGCTAACTGGTTACGCACGCCGGATAGTGCACCGTCTACTTTCGCTCGAATACCTTTCGCTACGCTTTGTGCTTGTGTCGCATATTGCTTCAATGGCGAATTATCGACTTTATAACGCAGCAACGTTACCAGTTCACGCACAACATTCATCGGTTTTTCTCCATTTGTTTTGCTTCCATCGCATCTACCGCATCTAGTAAGCGATTAATCTTCAAAAGCTCGCCCATATCCGTCAATCCTGCCGTATTAAGCTCTGTTAGTGTAACTTTACCGGCTAAAAAAGGACGCCAAGCGATCATCTCACTTAGCGTCTGTTCGCTGTATTTACCAACGCTTACGCTTTCTTCACAAGCTCTTGCACCGACCCAAGACGGGCAAGAAATTTCGTAAAAAAACTGCTGAAATTAAGTTGTAAGATGAAAATTACCAACTCGATAAGCTCCGACATATCATCAAACACCAAATCAAAATCAGTTTTGCTAAGTTTTTTATCTGTCCCATTGTTGAAATCATCACGCTGCACCGTCACTAGTTCAGGTTTGATTAGCATATCAGCTAATTTAACTAACTCTTGGCCGCTTAATTGCTGGCTTAAATCTTGTAAACCTTGTGCAAAATTCGCCGCACTTTTCTGTGCTAATTCGGCTAACTGAGCTGACGTTGCATCTTTCGGTTTTTCATCGCTAAATCCGATTACTTTCGCCAGTGACGGTACAAGGGTTTTCTGCAAATCGCCAAAAATGCGTAACTGATCCATTACCGAAAACTTTTGCACAAAAAAAGTACTTTCGCCAATTTGAATTTCACTGCGTGCCATCAGTCATTTCCCCCTACAAATAATTTACCGTCCGCAGTTTCAAGCGTCCACTCGCGAGAACCCACTTCTTTTCCAAGCTCAAGTTTCGCCGATTTAACCACCCACGCCGTGCTTGCAGCGAATAATGAGCGACCACGCAAGTCTTTTACCGCAATTGGAAAGGTTGCGTTTTTACTCACTTTATCCGCTGCATAGAGTTCACTTAACACATCATTGGTATCACTGGTTTGTAATAACGTTAATGTTACTTTTTTACGTGGATCGGCACTGGTTGCACGTGCTACTTCGCCATCTGCACCAGCAACAGATGATACGCCGTCAGACATTTCTTCAATATCAATAAAGGTTCCATCTGCAAAGCCAGAAACAATAACCGCCCCGATCACAATACTTACTTCATCGGGCGCATAAGTTGCTAAAGCCATAAAATTCTCCTAAAAAATGACCGCACTTTAGCGGTCTGTTAATGATTAAAGACTGTAAGCCAGATTGCCCTTGATTTCTGTTAAGTGAATAGCACCGGCTAAACGTGCCGAGAATTTCACATCTTGCAATAAACGCTTACCTTTATTGTTATTCGACACCTTCGCCGCCTGTGGAAGGGAAATCACATAACTTGGAATTTCCTTGTTATTATCATCCAATTCTGTCGGTGCAATACCGCCACGTGCTACACCTAAATCTAACGCCTGACGCACTGCCGCACCAATTAACTGAATACCTTTATCGGTGTAAGGCACTTTGCCGTAAGCATTGATTAAGACGGATGTCACATTAATTTGTACTTCCTGCACCAACCAATCACGGAAACGGATAATATCGATCCATTCCCCAGCTGCGACTTTGCCGCCTTGCATTACCGCAAAGCTATCGTTAAATTTCTCAAATGTCGTTGCGTTTTTCTTCGAGCAAGCTAAGTATTCGCCTTCCATTAACGGCGAATAAGATACGCCAGCAAGTTTTTTCAAGTTCCACGTTTCTGACCCCGGATAGAATGTGAAGGAATAGCTCATTAAGGCAATTTCTGGGTATTCTTCCGTTGCTTTATGGGAATACATTACCGCCGAGCGGTAATATTGTTTCGCTTCAAGTTTGCTCGCAATATCGGTTTTCTCCGCCGATTGTGGCAATTTTTCATCAGAAGAGGCGGTAACAAATAATTTACCATTGGTTTCTGCCCACGCCGCCGCCAACATCACATCAGCGTCTTCACGCGAGACCAACGCCAAGCCATACCAGCTGTTATTTTCTCGTGCGACCGCAGCAAGCGCATCCGTCACGCTTTCATCTTGTGCTTTACGTCCGATAAATACCTGTGCCACGTGTGACGGCTGCGCAAAGGCGGTAGCCACAGCGATATAAAGCGGATTGTTTGATTTTAAGCCTAAATCCAATAATTCATTTGGATCGGTGACTACCAGCAAACGTGCTGAATTATTCAGCGTATGTTCGCCTAAAATTAATAAATCACTAAAAGATTTACCGGCGATTGTGGTTGTATTTAAATCAATAGCCACATTCACCAAGCGATCAATTTTCGCCATTTTCATTTACCCCTATTAAATTTTTCTCAGAAGCACGTCCTATAGCCGTCACTTCCACCTGTTCAATAATACCCACAATATCCTGCACACTAACCGCATAACGAATTTCAAGCTCTACCATTGCCCGATCTTCATATTCACGCTGTTCATTCAGAAAGGCTAAATGGGTAATCCGCCCAATGCGAATCAATGCCACGCCATCATTTAACCAACGATCGCGACAAGACTGCGTAGATAAGCGCATACAAACATCTCGCAATGCCTGTAAACTGTTTCCACCGAAATAATTCAACTCAAGCACGGCATCGATATGAGTTTTTACCGTCTGATTGCCTTCATCATTTACCGTCGAATAATGAAAATGTTCTGGTGTCCGCTCAAACTTCAGTTCATAGGTAAAAAATGGCTTTTCTGGCTCACGCCCATTTTCATAGGCGCGAATAAATGGGCGATCCGATAGATCGCCCAATAAATCATACAAACACTCAAGCATATTATTTTACCCGTATAGCCACGTAGCGATGATGTGACAACACGCCACTGTGATAACTGGCTCGTGAAATCACTTCGTATCGCTCGCCGTCAAATAGCACTACTGCGCCATTGTGTGCATTCTCTCCAGCCACCGTTAGTTTTTGATCGGTGTAAATTTTTACCGCACTTGAAACGCGCCGCCCCTGCATTGATGTCGCTAAGCGATCCATTTCAGCACCGCTTAACGGCTGAATGGATGCCATTAACCTCTGCTCGATTTCGCCACCGTTTACCCACTTGCCTTTTACGTACTCTCCGTCAGAACGCACCAGTATCTTATAAGGCTTACGAAAAGAAGATTGAGAAGAAAATGCTTGCATTAGGTTTCCACCTTATAACGAATTGAATTGACTAATTGCGAGGTATCTACGAGCGGTTTACTACTTTTCTTGCGCTTACGCGTAGAAGGTGCATTCGGTGTCCAAGGATAAGACGTTAGGGTCTTTTTCTGCTTGTCTTGATACCATTGCCCAAGTTTTGAAAGCTCTTGCACCAAGTCGCCACCTTTCGCCACATTCGCGACCACACGCCCTAAGTATTGCGCCACTGCTTGTTGGTTGTCTTCAAAGGTTTGACGAATAAAAGGACGAGACGGGATATGTGCCGTGCCATATTCATTCCAAATACCAATATCTATCAAGTTTTCGCCTGATTCAGAATGAACGCCTGCATCCGCTTGAACGCCTACTTTTACGCTTGCTTTGCCGATTTTGTTTATCAACTCAAGTTCTTTTTCAAGCCCTTTATTGTTGATTTTTACCTCAACCCCGCTAGACACAATGACTCCCTACGGTAATCGCACCAAGGCGCATGCAAATATTGTTTAGCTCGTTATATTTCGCCAAAAAGCGGTCAGCGTTGCCGCCTTTATCGCTGCTTGAAAAATATTCACGTTCTAAATCGCCCTCACGTTCACGTCGTAAACCTGCCGCATTTACCCCACTTTCAATCGACTGAGCCAACAAATAAGCCGCATACCACGCCACCGCCTCATCTTGCTTGTCATCAGATAAACAGTCTGGACGTTTGTCATCAGCCACGCTTAACGCCTTATTTACCATGTCTTCGGGCATTTGTTGGCTTAATGGGTAAAAGAGATTAAGTAACGAGTATGCGCTCATTTATTACTCCTGCTTTTTACTTTTGCCGTCTTTTTTCGGTTCTTCAGCTTTCGGCGTTACGTCAATTAATACGCCACGTTCAATTAAACGATCAAGCCCTACCGCATCCTCGGCAATTTCCACCTCTTGATTAGGGGCGATAAACTCGCCGCCCACACGAATTAAACGCGCTTCAATATTACGTACAATCATCGCTAAATCTCCGCTTTGGTTGCCGATAACGGATAACGTAAGAACACACCACCCACACGCGCCACACAGTTCACAACAAGCTCTAAATTGCGTTCTTGTGCTGGTAACTGAGTAAAATCTTGCGGCGTTTCAAGGCTTAAGTTATCAAGGGATTTTTCATAGCAAATCGCTAAGTTCTTATTCCCTGTACCCGCTTTCTCTAATTCCCATAAGCCTTGAATCGTTAGGGTAGGGTGCTTACGCTTAAAGAACGTCAATACATCGACTTTATCCGCCGTATTCATATACTTACTGGATAACGTCTGATAATCTGTTAGCGACAACAATAAGTGTGTTGGCTGATGCACGCCTTTTGATTGCAACACCACGGTATCGTGCAAATTATCCAAATCCGCCAACACCACATCGGCAGAAGCGGTTTTCCAGCCACCAGTTACCGTAGTTTCACCTAAATTCGGGTGATTAATAAAGCCGTTCAAACCGAATTCTTTATCACCTAACAAGGCGATTTCGTTCATCTTTACTTCCACCGCACGACGCGCCGCACGCGCTTTAGAAGACGGTAAATCCGTTTGATTAGCTGACGCCGCTTTCAACTCTTGTAGATTGTAGCCATAAGCAGCACCGATGTTTTTCACTTTTACCGCACGTTCTGTCATCGCCACATCCGCACGCGGTAAATCATCGGCATAGTTTGCAATGACTTTAGCCATGCCGACCATATCGTAAATGCGTTCAGTCACGGTTTCTGCCCATTCAGGGGCTTCAGAAGAGACTGGGACGAGCGATAAGCCATTCATACCTGGTAATTTTTCTTCATAGATTTTGTTGCGCACAAACTCTAATTGGCGTTGCGTAAACAAGCCCGCATCTTGGTTAAATACACCCACCGCATTTAAACAAGTATTGATCGCATTCAACTCGAACGCATCTTGACGAATATCTGTCATTATTTTTCTCCAATAAAAAAGCCCCAAGTTTTCACTTAGGGCATCGTTAAACATTGAATAATTAAGCTAACTCGACTAACGCGAGCTTGCCATATTTACCGCAATCTACTACGGCAGTTTTAAAGGTTGCATTCGGTAATGCTGTGCCAGTTTTTGCCACCTTGCCTGAAGCGGGGTCAAAACTTACCGCACTTCCTGCCGTAATCGCTTCGCTGTCTTTCACTACACACCACGCAACCCCTTTACGCAATACGGAAACCGCATCAAATTTCGCATAACCGCCTACTACAGCATGGGAATGTAACGCAATGCCAATGGGCTTAGTGCCACCTAATTTAGCTTGTGTGGCACTCGTCCCTTGCGTAATCACTACGCCGAATGGGATTTCATTTTCTGCTGCAAAGGTTTCGACTAAATCGTAACGGCTGTCGCCTTTCATACCAGCAAAGGCTTTTTGTTGTAATTGATCGTACATAGACATCGTTTTATGCTCCTATTGGTTACGACTTGCAATCATTGCCGCACGACCAGTTAATTTCGTTTGGCTATCCTGCGTGAATGTGGTTTGATTTGTGGCAGATGGTGTTAATTGCTGACGCTGCACACCTGCCGTATCCTCGCGTTGTTTGGCATCGCTTACCGCAATATCAAACGCCGCTTCAATATAACCATCGGATTTTTGCGATAAATCCGCATTGTCTTGACGAATTGCCTTAATTACTGCTTCACGCAACGCACGGTCGGTACTATCAGCTTTCACTTCCACCTTATGCACTTTCGCTACGTTTTCCAATTCAACACGCACCTTGGCTTGACTTACCGCATCTTGTTTAATTTGTTCAACCTGCGTTTCAAGCTCTTTCACTTTCGCTTCTGCCGCATCTGCGCGTGCCGTTTCTTTGTCTTTTGCTGTCACTGCGTCTTTGGCGTCTTGTTTTAGTTTATTTAATTCAACAATCACTTCGGGTGCGGCTTGATACGTAATGCCGCTATCTAAGCGAATGTCAGAAAGCGTTGTTTGAGTGTTACTCATCGGATTTTCTCCATCTTCGTTAAATTCCACGGCATCTGCCGCATCTAAATTAAGTGCGGCATTGCCTGCACGCCCAACTGTCACAATGGCTAAATGGTTAGGACGAATATTGCGCTGGATCACATCATACGGCTTGCCGTCTTCTGTTGTACCGCTCGTCTCGTCAATATCTACCTTATAGCCAACCGACAATTCTTTTTTTCCAAAATCAACGGCTTTCGTATTGTGAATCACAATATCTGCCGTTAAATTTTGCCCATCTTGTTTACCTTCCGTTAAGATAGAACCCACCACCAAATGCGCATTATTTTTCGTCACAAGTCCGTGATGATCTTCTGTAATCGGCAATCCCTTATAAGCGCGTAAACTATCCGCCTTAAATACTTCATCGGGCGGACGATATTCACGTCGAGTTTTGCCATTAGGAAGCTCATAAACAAACACCCCACTTCTTGTCAGAATAGGGGTGTCATAAATAAAACCGTTATCATCTCGCCGTGCCTGAATGCCACGGCGGTCGTATCGCATTACCATATAATGATCTCCAAAAATTGAAATTTAAATTCAATGCTCTATAATACAGAAAACCATAAATCGTAGGGCATAGCACGTTTCGGACGTTAAGCAGGTGCCAGAGTGAACCAAGCACTATGTGAGATTTATGGTTTTTTCTTTTTCCGAATCCACATTGTTTTTACTGCAATTTTCTTATGGCGTTTTCTAACTTCTTGAACGCAAAAGATTTCATCTCCAATTTCTTTGCGTAGTAAAAACGTTTCATTTCCCGCATCACTTGTCCCAGTGTAGTCAATACTATCAAATGACGAAACAATCTGCGGCAACATCAAAATATCGGCTTTTGTTACCGCTCTTTGCCCACGCTTATTTTCAGCTTTCTCATTTCCGTGTTGCTTTAGAATATGGCGTATACTCGATTCATCAATGCTATGCTGCCAACCGCTTATATCTAATCCAATACTTTCTTTAGCAAGAGTAACTAAGGCAGGACCAACCGAACCAAAATTAGAAAATGACTTATTTCCACCACCGGATAATGAATTATCAAACAACTCATCTAAGTTCATTTTCCCTGTTTTGATTGTTGAAATAGGATCTATCGGTTCAGCGTCATCTCTCCCAAGATCTTCAAATTCAGGGAATACCGCCTCCGCATAGCAACGACATAAAATAGGCTCCCCCGGATGTCCGTCATCAGGTGGATTATCCCAATCAAATTGTTTACCCTCACGATCAACGTGGTGCGCCCGCTCACGCTCATCAAGCATACCGCGCCAAATATACGACTTCACGCCGATATTTTGCTGGCGCAACTTCGTCAAATGACCGTTTAACTTGCCAATTTGGTCACGAGCAATTAATGTTGCACGTTTCTCGTTGGTATTAAGGATAGACTTCACATCATCTACCACGCTTTCCCAACGCCAACCACCGCGCACCGCTTGAGTAAAGCGACTACGCAATTTTTCTAACGTCTGCGTAGGAAGGCTTTTTATTAGACGGATATTTTCCCATTCCGCAATTTTTAATGCATCATCAAGCCAAGGTTCAGTCGTGAAAACATCGACACTATAAACTGATTTCAGCACCTTGTGAAACTGTCTGCGATTAAAATCAGCCGTTTGCTTCACATAACCACGCACAAATTGCGTAATTTCTTTTTCATCAACAAAAATCAATACCGCTTGCAATAATTCAATAAGCCAACGTTCAAGCGTATCAGAAAAACTATCTTGTCGAATATTTGCCTGAAAGTGCGGTCGAATTTCAACGAATTTTTGATTAACCATCGTATTAATGTTTCTCGCCACACCACGTAAATAACCCACATATTCACGCTCAATTGCGTGAGGAAACAACCACGCCTTTGGTTTTCTGTGCTTTTTGATAGTCTTCAATTTCATTTTCGCTTACCTGTGGCAATGCTTTAGCGTCAATACTAAATTCTTCCGCAATTTGAGTCCGCAGTTCATCAACAGATAACGCCCCGCTATCCACCAAATCAATCAAGCGATTAATTTCAACTTTCGCCGCGTCTGCGTTGGTTTTACGCACCTCTGCTATTTCTTTGTCAGTTGGTGTATTAAGCGACGGGAATTTGATTTTCCAGTTCTCAAACGGTTTAATGTGTTTCTGAAACATCAACAACTCAATCAACTTTTCAAGCACTGGTTTAATCTTGTGCTGTTGAATGCTTTCAACCAAGTCATAGTAGCTCTCAAAATCACTCGCACCGGTTGCATTCATTCCCTTAGCGGATTGCCCGAACAAAATCGCTATCGGAATATTCACATCAGCCGAAATCGCTACTTTAAATTCATCAAGCACATCAACAATCCCGCCTAAATCCGCATTGAGAATGTTATAATCGTCTTCGCTATCAACAGCTACGCCATTTAACAGACTACGTCCACGTTCAACAAGATTGATACGCTCTCGAATAATAGGCTCTAATCCATTATCAATTGCCAACGCAAGCCCTTTCATTTTATGAACCGCTTGCTGTTTGCGTTCAAGAATTAACGAAGCCCACATCAATGATTTTTGATAATCACGAATTTTTGGATAAACCGATCTAACCGCACTACGCCCAATCCAATGTAAGCCATTTTTTAGACGTTCTGGCAATGAATCGCCGCCCATAAATAACAAACGGCTTTCATGGATTTCTACCTGACTATCAAGCGAACCAGCAATCGTACCGATATTTAACCGATAACTGGAATAGCGACCATAATTCGGCTTGGTTGGATCGGAATAGCGATTAGCCGTAGGCGAAATTTGACTTAAATCAAACACTCGCACTTCATCGATACGTGCAATGCGACTTGGCTCTAATGGCTCACTTAATCGCGCACCGTCATCGGTCAATAAAACCATAACCGCACCACCAAAAAACCGAGACCAACGCACCATATCTGCCAATGCGGGCAAAATCTTCAACCGTTCAATCTCATTGCTAATCGCATCATCTTGATCGCCTTGAATTTCAATCGAACGTGAAATCGCCGCATCTGCTGGCATATCGACCACCCGTGCGGCTAAACCACCTAACTCATATAACGTTAAATCAAAAAGTGCGGTTGAATTTGCAGAATTTCTTGCAAAGTGATTAATCCCCAAGGCTTCGGCGTAGCCGTCTTGATTAAATGCCATATTAACTTCCTAACCCAATGAAACGCGACAATACATCTTCTTTCGGTGCGAAACACATTACCAACGCATCCGCCTTATTCGGTGACGGAATGCCACGCTTTTTCATATCTTTCTTACTTTCTACTTTTACACGCCCATTACCGTCATAATCCACATAAGGGCGTGCCAATTCTGCTTTTAAATATTCCAAATCCCTTATACCGGAAGAAAGACTAATCATCTCATCAACGGGATATTGCTCTTCATACGTTATCGCCCGATAGGTTTTATAGAAACGATCGCGCAAACACCACCACGCCTGAGCCTTAATATTGGCGAACATATCACGATTGGTTTTACCATAAACATATTCCGCATCAGGTTCAAATACCGAGCCTCCAGCATTAAAGCCATTAATACGAATGGATTTATCGTCTAGGCGATGATAGTGCGCTTTTACACCAGCACCCACGCCGATGCTATCGTAAACAATTTCATTTGCGCCAAATTCCAATGCATTAAGCCGAGTTTTGTCCGCACTACCAATCACATCTTCACCGCGCCACTCATCCACACGCAGCACTACAGAACCGTGAACAAAGGCATTAGTATTCGCGTCCGCGCCTTCATCCGCCACATCAAAACCAATAATCTTTCGCCCTGCTGCCACAAAGCCTAGTTTTTTATGTGCATCAACCGCGGCATCAATCCACAATGGTTTAATAATAACCTTATCGCTATCAGCTACCGGTTCTCCCTCATAAACATGACGATAAAGCTCGTAATCACGTTCACGCATCTGTACCATATCTTCCATTAGCTCTTTCGGAAAATATGGGTTGTCTTGCCAATTCACTAAGACCGATTTACACCGTTCAGGCGGATGAATCACAAAACGTTGATAGGTATCATCAAGAATATTCTTCGGGTTAAAGCTCACAATAATTTGCGAGTCATCTTCACGAATGGTAGGAATCAACACATCCCAGCTTTCTTTTGAAACATTCTCGCCTTCTTCCACCCACACTACATCAATACCCGTCATTGATTTAATTGAAGTGATGTTGGTTTTCAGCCCAGCAAACGTGAAGCGTGAACCGTTTAGCCCGATAATTTGCGTTTTCTGTACATCAAAAAAGGCTTGCAAGCCAAGCATTTCAATCTGATCTGCCAACATCTGAATCACAGAATCAGAAATCGATTTCTGAATTTCACGACAACACAACACCCGAATCGGTTGAGTATAAGCACGTAACACTAACGCACGGGCAATGCTGAAACTTTTCCCAGAACCACGTCCGCCATAGAAAATAATAAAACGCCAAATAGATTCAAAGAGCGGTCGGAATTTCGTGGGAAATTTAAGGTTCTTCTGGTTCATCGCTAAAACTAATGTTGATGACTGCAGGTAACGCATTACCGCCTGAGGTCACATCGACTCTATCTTTAAACATACCAAGATGTTTGCCGAGTAGCTCAAGAGCTTTGTTTACACCTGTCGGTTCAAAAACAAAACATTCGGTATTAACGCTTTGTGCCGTTCCTTCTTGAGCGTTTTTTACCACAGTGGTAATGGTAAGCGGCTTTCTTCCCATACAAATATCACGATACTCTTGCAAGTCAGCAATGATGTTATCTACGGTAAGATTATGGCGTTGTCTGTGCTCTTGTTGAAGCACATCAACCCTTGATCTAATCTTGATCTTATCTAATTCTTTTTTAGCTAATCGGTTTATACTATCGGGCTTCATATCTTGGCAATCATAACTCTGCCGATACGCTTCACTCGCATTCCCCAGCTCAATATAAAGCTGACAAAATTTTTCTTGTTTAGGTGTTAATCCACGACCAGACGTGGATTTTCCTTTCACGTCTGACATAGGAAATCCTTAAAATAACTTGAATAAAACTTATAAAACCTATAAAATACTTATTAATTAAATGTAATACTTTAGCTATGAAAGAAATCATCTATCAGCCAAAAGCATTAAAACAATTGAGAAAGATTCCAACAAAAGCACATATAATTGAAAAATGTGAGTCGCTTAAAACCTTTCCCGATTGTTCTAATATCAAAGCTCTGACCAATCACACTTACGAATATCGTTACCGTGTTGGTGATTATCGTGTTTTCTTTAATATCGTTGGTAATACGATGAATATCGTATCTATTGAAGAGGTTAAAAAAAGAGATGAACGCACTTACTAATATTCAATATATTAATAATGAGCAAGGCGTACCTGCTTTTGCTGTTATGCCAATTGCCACGCTTAACTGGCTAAAACAAAAAGCGAATTTTTCAGACCCTATTGAAACAGGTATCCCTGAATCTGTTGCAAAATTGGCTTTATTAAACGATTATTCTGCATTGCGTGCTTGGCGTGAACACTTAGGTTTAACCCAAGCGAAAGTGGCAAGCCGACTAGGCATCTCTCAAGCAGCTTATTCGCAACATGAAAATTCACAGACCTTGCGTAAAAGCACTCGCATTAAAATAGCGACAGCACTTGGCATTAATCCCGCTCAATTAGATTTTTAATCTATTTACTGCCTTTTGCTTGATTAATCCAATTATTGAGATGATCTACTTGACTTGCACACTTATCTCGCTCTGCGGTTACCTTAACAAGCTGTATGACTACATCGCCGTATGTTTCCCCAGTAAATGCTGTTTTGACACAAGGTGCGGTATAGGCTTGAGGCGGATAAATATATTCTGCTTTAGTCGTGACTTTATTTGTACAAGCGGTCAAGAACAGACTGAGGCAAACGAGTGTTGGCACAAGGCAGTGTCTTAATGATTGTTTTAACTGATTCAGCATTTTCTGTTGCTACCCTTTCTATTTCATCATTACGCTCTTGTTGAGCAATAACGGCATCACGCTCTTGTTGTAACGCAAGGCTCAATGATTTGTTAGCATTTTCTTGTTGCTGGATAGTTTTTTCTTGTTGCTTTGTAGTTATTTCCAATTCATCAATAACGCCAGACTGGTAACGCAATACACCAAACAAAACCACTACAACAGTCCCTAACGCTATGTAAATGTACTTAGTCATTATCAGTTACCATTAATGTGCGATAGAGCTTGCAACGCTCATCAATGCCGTTTAGCCCACCATTAATTCTTCGCGTGACTTTCTCTACAGAATTAAGTTCAGCCAATTCACAGCATTGCCAATACCAAATAGCAGTTTTAACAGATAAATCTAAATTGCTTGCCACATCTTCTGGCTCAATGTCTCTACCTAACCATTTTCTAAATGCGGCATAATTATCCTTACCTGTAATCTGAATCAGTCCACGACCACGATACTTCCAGCCATCTCCACTTTTCTCATCGCCATTACCTAAACGATTAGCATAAACACGATTAGCAATAAGTTCAGGCTTACGCTCATATTTCTTCGCTGTAAGTGAGTCTGGGAAATATTTACGAAAAGTTTTAGAAAGCCCAAGCCAAGAATAATTTAGATTTTCTTTAAATCTTGTAAATCCGCCACTTTCGTGTCCACATTGCGCTAGAAACATCGCTTGCTGCATCTTAGTTACACAACCTGCTTTTTCTATCTGTGCTGAAATAGCTTGATAAACACCTTTAACTGCGTGCGGAAAAATTTTATTGAATGTCACTTCGGAAATCATCATTGTCATCTTTTTCAATTCTCCGATTAATGAATTTAAATAAGAATTCGCGAATTTTCTCAGTACCAATAAAACCAATCATCGTGCCAAGAAATGAGGAATATTCGCTATGCCCAAAAATATGAGTGCAGATAGGCACTGCTACGCCAGCAATAGATGCACACATAGCCGCATCAATTAAAACATAACGAATAGCTGGCTTTTTACGCATAAACCCAAATCTTAAAAGAGAAATAAATAACGCCCAAAAAGCACTCTGTGCTGAGCTAGAACTAAGATTTGTTTGCAACCAAGACCATATTAACGCCCACACATCAGGCTCTTTAATTGGCATATATTTTCTCCCACCTGTTTTTTAGGCAATAAAAAAAGCCCACGTATTAACGTGAGCTTGTGATAGATGGCCTTACCCCGTGCGATTTCTCGCGCAATAAAGTCTAACAAGGTAAGGAGCTATTACTGTAAATAAAAAATCCCCCCTAACAGTATCAACAAGTAGGGATTTTTACATAATTCGATATAACGACTACCACCAACGAACGGCACTAATAAAAGGCGTCGCAAAAAGAAGACAAATTCCCACAGCTAAAGCTACAATCGCAAAGGCAATCGCACCACGAATAACAGGTGTTGAATAAGTTTCCATATTTAATCCTTCTTTTGGATGTATTTTTAGTTTCGTTCTGTTATACTTAATCATAAATTCGTTCCTTTAAATCGAGCTTAACAGGAATGAAAAAAGCCGAAGTGTTCCCGCACCTCGGCTTTCTTTTTATTTATTCCAATCTTTGATTACCATAAGAATATTAGGCAAACGCCATGCCAACACTAAGAAAACCCCTGACAATGTGAGTGCAATCGTAGTTTGCCACAAGCCGTATTGCATAATAAGCTCCTTGAATGTTGGAACAATTGTTTCTATAATGTCCAAAGTTTATGTCCTCTTAGTGCTATTAAGTGGATATAAAAAAGCCGAAGTGTTCCACCACCTCGGCTTTTCTTTTGCATACAAAAAAGCCCTGAACGTTTCCGATCAGGGCTAATAAATCATTAACACATTACATTTCCAACACAAACTTCAACGTATCCGTAATCGTTGAAAAAGTAAGCTTCTCTAAATTTTGCTTAATAAGTGTAATCTCAAAAGAGCCATCAATATCTGAGCAGCCCAATGATTTTAATTTTTCCACTCTTGTTTGATATTGTGAAATTTCTTCCACTAAATCGCCAGACAGAATGCCATTAAAGGCTTCACGTGCCAAATTAACGCTAAATCCGAATGACTGCGCTAAATAATCCACATCGATTGTAATATCTGCACCAACAAAACTATCTTTCGGATCTGAAAACTGAATTCTAATATTCATAGAGCCTTTGTAGTTGGCTTCAATCGTATCAGGAATAAGATTACTAACAGTAAATCCTTGCCCTTGTAAAAATGCAATCGATTCATTCGTCATCAACGAAATAGCATTCTCTTTTTTGCCCTGTAATAGGGCTAAACGCTGCTTAAATAAGGCATCACTTTCAGCCTTTAAATCAGCAAGTTGTTTACGTAATTCAAATGACATTCTTTATCCCCTTATAACCGCCTAAAATTAAAGCAATCATAGTACGAAGTGCCACAATAAAAAAGCCCCAAGTCTATCAACTCGGAGCTATCAAATTCATTTTGTGCATTCGCAACGTGCTAAAACCGCACTATAATTAAAATACTACACCTAATAGCTAGCCATTTCAAGGATTTTTTGAAACTTTTTAGGGAAACTCAAAAAATTTAGGGGATATTTCCCCTTTTTCTTATAAATCCTCTGCAATAATAGAAAATTTTCGCACGCAACGACCCAGTACGTTTAAACGTGACAAATCATCAATTTCAAAGCTCGATCCCACGCGCTCATTCTCCGCCACCGCATTTAATACACCGCTCGGTGTTTGATATAAACGACGCACATACAACTCATTATTCATTACAAATAAATAAATCCCTTCGCCGGCATATTGTTTACAAGTCGTATCCACAAACATCAAATCTTTTTTATTAATTACTGGCGACATACTCTCATTAAACATCGTTATCATCGCCACGTTCGCCGTAGAGCGTAATTTCAATAAATCCATCATCCCATCTTGCGAAAGGTGCAAGGCTTCAAAAGGGCGAGGGAAATGCGCATTAATTATATCTGTCTCCGCTAAACGATTTACATCTAAGGCAAATACCCATTCTTCCGTTGGCTTCGTTTTTAATGAAACCTGCTGCTTCTGCAACATCTCGCGTAATTCATCACTTCCACTGTCAAAAAAATTATTGACGGTCTGCCCCTGATTGTTATTGATCTGAGAATTTTCCAAAGTGGAATGACTAACGATCATATCGCCGCCATTGCGTAGCCAGTTAGGATCGACACCTAACGCATTGGCAATCTCAAGAATATTTCTTGGTTTTTGAGTTTCACCTTTCACGATATTACTGATCGCACCTTGGGTAGTCCCCACCATTTCAGCTAAATCATTTTGCGTCAAATTCCGTTCAAGCAGTGTTCTTTTTAATCGTTCCGCTAAAGTTGTCATAAAAACCCCCTATTATTTTTAATAGAAATCTTATCAATCTCTAACCCAATAGTAAAAATAGTTTACTTATTCAATGAAATTAGTTTAAAATTAGAAAAGTATTTTATTTAAATATTTTACTAATATGCAAAATGAGACAATTAATTTAGCCATTCAAGAATGTGGAACACAAAAAAAACTAGCTAACGCCTGTGGTGTTACGCAAGGTGCAGTTGCTTTGTGGCTAAAGGGTGGTGGTATCAATGGCAAATACATCCCGCTTATCGCCAAAGCATCTAACGGAAAAGTCACCGAAACCGACATCTTGCGCTCACTCACAAAGTCACAATAGCGCAACGAATAGTAAAAATCTTCAAGAAAAAGGAAAGGTTTTAATGAACAGTAAAGACATTCAGCGCACGCTACATCGCGATTGTAAAAACGCATCTGGCGGTATCACTACGCTGGCACTCACACTCGGCAAATCGCCGAACATTTTAGGCAATAAACTTAACGTAGAATGCGAAAACAATCATCTCAGCTTTATCGAAGCCCTCGATCTCATCGAAATCACCAATAGCACGCGCACCGTCGCCGCCATTGCCGACAAAATCGATCATCTTATCGTGCCTATGCCCAAATGCGCCGGTTGCTGCGCCGATGTTGTGCAAGGCTTTTTAGACATTACCACCAATGCCGGAAAAATTGGCGAACAAATCAAAAGCGCAGTCCATCCTAATTCAGATTTAGGGCGCGAGTTATCCAACAAAGAAAAACAAGCGATTTCTGCCAGCATTGACGCGCTCATTGAAAGCGCATTGTGCTTAAAGTGGGAATTAGATCAATAAAAAAACCACGGCGGGAACCGTGGTTCAACTATGGAGATTTTATGCAAAATCAAATACAGCTTTATGATACACAAATTCGCCAAGATGAACAAGGACGGTTTTGCTTAAATGATTTACATCGTGCAAGTGGTGGAAATCCGATTCATGCACCGAGTCAATTCTTACGATTAAAAGGCACAAAAGACTTTGTTCAAGTATTGGATAGCCACAATGCAAATATGCATTCTGCTTTAGAAATCATCAATGGCGGAATGAATCAAGGTTGCTATGCAGACGAGAAAATCGTTTACAAATATGCAGCCTGGATTAGCCCTGAATTTGAAGTAAAAGTTTATGAAACTTTTGATAAGGCGGTGAAAGGTGAGTTAAACCAAAAACCAACCGCACTTATTCCGCAATCTTTTTCTGAGGCATTGATGTTAGCCGCTCAGTTACAAGCAGAAAAAGAGCGTAATGCGCCTAAAGTCGCTTTTGTTGATCACTATGTGGAAGTAGGGACGAGTAAATCATTTCGTGAGACGGCGAAGATTTTAAAAATGCCTGAGCGCGCATTAGTCAATCGCTTGGTGGAAGATAAATATTTGTATCGTCAATCGGGCGTGCTTTTGCCTTATCAATCAGCGCACACCAAAGATCTTTTTACGGTTAAAACAGGTACTGCCGAACACGGTCACAATTACACTCAGACACGTGTAACAAGCAAAGGCATTGAATTTATTGCGTCACGTTATGCTTCGGAGTTGATGCTATGAGTATGCGATTAATGGTTCAAGCAATGAATTGTGAGGTTGGCAATCCTGCTAGAAAACTTGTGCTTTTAAAACTTGCCGACAATGCCAATGATGATGGAATTTGTTTCCCAAGTTATCAATACATTGCCGATAAATGCGAGATGACCCGACGTAGTGCAATCAGTCACATTGAATATTTAATCAAAATGGGATTAGTAAGCAAAAAAGAACGTAAAAATAAAGATGGTTCCATCTCAAATTTATACTTTTTACACCTTGAACAAGGTAGTGAAAATTTTGCACTGGGTGGTGAAAATATTTCACTAGGTAGTGAAAATTTTGCACCAGGGGGTAGTGAAAATATTTCACCCAGAACCAGTCACTCTTTAGAACCAGTCAATGAACCTAAAAAAACTACGCAAAAAAGCGAATCCGAAATGTTGCTTGAACAGTTCGGAATAAGTGGACAACTTGCAAAAGATTTCATTACTCACCGAAAAGCGAAAAAAGCCCCAATTACAGAAACGGTAATGAATGGTTTTCTGAGAGAAGCAAACAAAGCTGGACTATCAGTTGCAGAATCTGTGGCAATATCCATCGAGCGGAATTGGCAAGGATTCAAGGCTACTTGGTATTTGAAAGACAAGGAATTGCAAAGCATTAAACAACCTCAATCATCGAATACTTTTGCCGATGATGGTTCTTGGGCAATCGGCAGACAGCTAAATATCGATCCTGATTTGATACCGGAGGAATTGAGATGACAAACGTGATTCCGATGCAGGCCGTGAAAAGTGCGGTTAAAAAATCAGATATTCCTGATAATGCCGTTCGTTTGATTGACAGAATGTTTATCCGATTAAAATCAATCTTTCCTGCCTGGAAACAGGCGTTTGCTAGTGAAGTTGAGTATAACGAGACTAAGCAAGTATGGCTCGAGGAATTATTCAAGGCTGGCGTAGTTGAACCGATGAAATTAAAACACGGCCTTGATTTGGCTGCAAAATCGACTAGCCCATTTTTCCCAAGTGTCGGACAATTTATTGCTTGGTGCAGTGAAGACTATCACGAATTGGGTTTACCGAACGAAGCGGAATTATACCAACGTTATAACACTTTCTTAGGCTATGCCCGATTCAATCGGGATGAATTTCAATATCGTTCAAAAGTGGAATTTTGGTTGCTTAAAAATCTGTACGAAAAGTGCAAGAAAAAATCGGAAGAGGACACGTTGAAAACTATTCCGAAATTACTCACAGAAGCGGTAGAAAAAGTGCGGTCGAATTTTCCTTTTGAGGATATTCCGAAAATGATTCCAGCAAAGCCAAGTTTTTACGATAAAGCGAAGGCTGATAAGGCGCGCGATAGCTTGATGGCAATGATGAAAGGGGCATTGCAATGACAGAACAACAATTTGATAAAGATACATGGCAAACACCGCGCTATGTTTTTGAATGGCTATCTCAACGTTTCGGATGGTTCGATCTTGATGGTTGCGCAACAGCAAACAACGCCTTGACATGGCGCTATATCGGCGAACCTAACTCAGACAATGATGAGCATCAATCAATCGCAGATGACTTTCTAATGCCGATTGAGCAAATGTTAGATGTATTGTTGGACGAAGTCGCAGAACGTTGTTTGGATCCGTTAAGAATCTATGTGAATCCGCCTTATTCCAACGTTACACCATATCTACAACGCGCGAAAGAACTACGAGATGCAGGATATCTAGTGGTGATGTTGCTTAATAACGATAAATCTACTCAATGGTATCAAAACCACATTCAAGGCGTGGCGAATGAAGTGATTGATATCACAGGTGGTCGAATTGCATTTATCAACCCTGTAACAGGAAAAGAAATCAAAGGGAATAGCAAAGGACAAATGGTCGTAGTCTTTGATCCGACAATGGAAGATTATGTCACACGTTCAATTAGTCTTGATTTTATTAAAAAGGTTGGTGGGTATAGCAAATGAGTTTTGAAGAACATAACAATCGAAAGAAAGCGAATAAGTTTGCTGAGTACATCACGGGGGAATCTTTGCGTCGATATTTGGCTGGGAAAGTCGAGAAATACTTAGGTAAAAATCCAAGTGTTTTTGATGGTGCAGCAGGCAGCGGACAGCTTGAGCAATTTATTCAACCAAGTAAGTTTATTGCAGTAGAAATTCAAGCGGAATCATGCGCGGCATTAGCCAATAATTATCCAGATGCTGAGATTCATAATACGAGTTTTTTCTTGTATCAAAGTGAGCCAAAAAGTGATTGTGTTGTAATGAACCCGCCATTCTCACTTAAATTTAAAGAACTTGCCGAAGAAGAAAAAGCGGCTATTCAAGCGGATTTTCCGTGGAAAAAATCAGGTGTGCTTGATGATGTTTTTATGCTGAAAGGATTAGCCAATGCGTATCGTTTTGGGTTTTTCATTATGTTTCCAGGTATTGCCTATCGAAACACCGAAAAAACACTCCGTGAAGTTATTGGGAATCAATTAGTCGAGTTGAATTTGATTCAAAACGCTTTTGAAGATACGCCTATTTCGGTGCTTTTCTTGGTGGTTGATAAAACTAAGTCGAACAACAAGACATACCGTGAGTTGTATGACTGTGCCACGAATAAAATAATTAACGCTGATGAATGGCTAATTGATTCTGATAAATGGGACACGATATCGCCACCCGAACCACCGAAAGAAAAAATCGATCCAATGAAATTAGAGTTGATGTCGCAAGCTCAATTAAAAGAGCAAGTGAGAACTCAAGTTCAATTTAGCTGTTTGGTATTTGATTTAGAAGGCTGGCCACGTGAAGAATTTGAAAAATTCTGCGATGAAGTCTGTGCATTGATTCAGGAAGAGAAAAAATCAAATCGATTTTTATTTGGCTGGGGCAAATGATGAAAGATTTTTATATTCACCGTAGCGCGTATCACGACGGATCAACAAAAGGCTTTCGCCACGGTATTAAACATAAACGGCACGATTGCTTTCGTGGAGATGTGCGGGTGCTGCAACGTGTTAATGGTGAAATGGTGCAGATTTCTCGCGTGCGAAAACGCTTTAAAACCTATGAAGATGCGTATGCGTGGGCACGTGGTGTGGAGTATCGGGAATGATTATTCCAATGATGAAAAAGGTTGGTGGGTATATCCGCATGGAGAAATAGGTTAATGGCTTGTAGTGTTGATGATATTAAAAAGGCGCACGGGAAACGAACTGAAGGGCGATAAAATTACAGGTGATTAAGTTACAAGGCGGTGTGCTTGCACCAC